ATTCCTCCTCGGATAGATATCTTAACAGGGTAATAGATACGTTCAATCTTATCCCATTTTAAAATATTAACTCTACCTGAGTTAAAATCACTAGCAAGGGCAAAAGCAACTCCTATTATAGCGGGGTCCCCGATAGCTAATAACCAATCCTCATCATCAAAACCTTTTAGTTTACGCTTTATCTGCGCAACTAAACGACCTGTATTTAAATGAAGTTGATCATTATAATTTGCTAAAGGAATTAATTCCCCCCATTTCGTTGCAGATATTATATCTACGCGGGGATTTTCTTGTGCTACAAAGACTTTGTTTGCCATTGAGTTCTCTCTTTCTTGTTAACGTTTTATTACGTTACTCTCATTAATTTTATTTGTAAACTATTTTTTTGACTTATTACAATTATTCTGTTTATATTAATAAGAAATTATAAAGAAAGTGAGAAATATGTCTTATGAGTTTAAGACAAAACCTTTTGACCATCAAGCAGCCGTTTTAAAACTTTCATGGAAAGCTTTGAATTGGGCCTACTTCATGGAGATGGGTACCGGAAAATCTAAAGTCTGCATCGATAATGCAGGCATTCTCTACGAGTTAAACCACATTGATACCTTTGTAGTCGTTGCTCCAAAAGGAGTTTATCGCAATTGGGCGCGCATAGAAATACCTACGCATCTTCCTGATCGTATCGAACGTGACATAGCTATGTGGTCATCAACTCCTAAACGTGAACAGAAAAAACAATTGGAATCTTTTTTAGTTCCTAACGTATCAGAAACCTTGCGCATATTGGTAATGAATGTAGAAGCTTTATCAACCGTCAAAGGTACACGGTTCTTGGAACAGGTTTTAAAAAAATCAAAGGCTATGTTTGCAGTAGACGAATCGACAACTATTAAAAGTCCAAAGGCTCGTCGTACTAAAGCTATTATAAAGATAGGAAGGCACGCCAAATATAAAAGAATTCTTACCGGGTCTCCCGTCACACAATCGCCTATGGATCTCTGGGCGCAATGTAACTTTTTAGATCCTAAGTTATTAGGAGATGTTGGTGACAATTATTATCAGTACCAATACCGTTACGCTATTATGAAAAAACGTACGATGGGTACACATTCTTTTAACTTAATAGTAGGTTACAGAAACCTTGACGCGTTAGCCGAATTATTAAAAACATTTTCTTCGCGTATCATGAAGTCGGAATGTTTAGACCTACCATCAAAAATCTATACACAACGTTACATCCAACTGACTCCTGATCAATCGCGGATATATATGGAGATAAAAGAATACGCTTTATCTTATTTAAGTGATACCGAATTCATGACGGCACCCAATGTCATGACGCAACTTTTACGTTTGCAACAAGTATTGTCCGGGCATTCTAAAACGGATGAAGGAGAAATAGTAGAAATAAAAGACAACCGCTTGCCTGAGTTAATGCAATGCCTGGAGGATGTATCAGGTAAAGTTATTATCTGGTCTCGCTTTCGCTATGACATAAAAAGAATTCATGCTGAATTGACAAAGGTATATGGACTCTCGTCCACGGTAACTTACTTTGGAGATACAACTGATGAAGACCGAAGTCAGGCAATAGAACAATTTCAAAAAGGTGATGCGCGATTCTTTATAGGTAATCCGCAGACAGGAGGGTATGGTATTACTCTTACCGAAGCAAACACAGTGGTGTATTTTGCAAACAGTTTTGACTTAGCAGTACGCATGCAGTCAGAAGACCGGTGCCACCGCATCGGCCAAACACAGCACGTTACTTACATTGATCTTATTGCTGAGAAAACAATTGATGAAAAGATTGTTAAGTCTTTGCGTAACAAGATGGATATAGCAAGTAAAGTAATGGGCGAAGAACTTAAAGAATGGTTTAATTAACTGAGGAGAACACAAATGTTTGAATGGCTTAACGGATGGTTTACTCCATCACAGAAGAAAGATTTAAAAGATATGACTAAAGTAGAGTTAGAACAAAAAGGAAGAGAAGTTGGGATAGAGCTAGACCGCAGAAGAAAAAAAGCTACACTGGTCAAGCAATTACGTAAAAAACTAGGAGAATAAGTAATGGATAACCCTTACAGTGGTGTTAATGAATTTTATGAAAGATTAACAGAATTCGTAGACAAAGAAAAAAATTTCAATAATAGTAATAAAGTCGTGTTATTATTTCGATTAGCTCTAGAACTGGGAGGAGCCGATAAAGCAATGGGCCTGGAGGAAATGTGTTATTTAATGGCTAAACTACAATACACAACTCTCGGGATTGTTTTAGGCAAAGAAGAATCTTTTAATGGGATTCTTGAGCAGTTTGATGTTAGTCGTACAACACCTAACTAGAGAGAACGTGTGGGGAATGTAGATAAAAAAGCGTGGGGGGAAGATCCTTTTATGGGCGATTCTCCTCCTAAGAAACAAGAACATTGGGCACAAATCTTATTAGATTTACGTAACCAATCGGGAATGTCTCGGGTTCAATTAGCTGAGGAGTCGGGAGTCGGGGTGTCCACTATAGAAAACTACGAACGAAAAAAAATTTCGGAACCTTCCATTTATAAAATAGAATCACTTCTGCAGGCAATGGGGTACGAGTTAGATGCTATCTTTATAGAACATTAGCGATAATTAATAGGTTGTACTTTCCAAGGAGTCCATGATTCTTTTTTGCCTCCGTGATACTCTCGGGCATGACCCTCACTAATTAATTTTTCGCATATGTTTTCGCCGTCTACAAAAGGCACCGCGAGGATCCTCCCGAACTTGCCCTTGCCATCCTTCACCGTTTTGACAACGAATTTTTTCGGAAGCAATTCCTTAAGCCGTGTTTTCGCAGCCAAACCAAGAACTTTTTCTTCCTTATTCTTTGTGCGTGACTCCGGCGTATTAATTCCTTGTAAGCGGATTCGTTCGTTTGATAAGGTAACTTTGAACCCCAAATCCACATCGACATCGATTGTATCCCCGTCTACTACTCTTCGTAATGTACAATTATATTCAAACATTCGGGTAGTATAGACTATTTTGGGTCGGGAGTCGTTGTGGTATCTGCCGACCTCAGTTTATACCACCAGTTCGTCATCAAAGCCACAGTAATTACCCACGATTTACTAGACTTATCGGGGTACAAATCTTTTGCTATCTGGTCGGGGGTTGCTCCCCGTAAGGCAAATTCTTTCGCTCTTTGTACGGCTTCTTCCATACAATCAAATAATAATTCAGTTTTCGTCATCATACATTTCTCTCACAAAAATCGGGGTTTCTTCTCCTACCCATGCGCCGACTACATTGAATTCAAAAAATTCCATAGCTTCCTCATCGGTCATCCCCTGATCCATTAAAATTTTAATACATTTATTTACGTCATATACTATTATATCGGGCTGACCGCACCGACTACCAATACCTATGATCGCCTCATCGAAGCCATCAGCCTTTAGCATTTTAAGATAATAAACCGACTAGGAAACTTCCTAGTGCTATACAGATGTAGAATTCTAATCCCATTTTCTTTCTCGCTTTCTTTTTTTTGTGCTTTTTAAAAAACTTCATAATGCTTACAATGTTGCACACATTACAATGTAAATAAAGAATAAAATGTGGAATGTCCATGACACTCCTACTATTGCCCAACAAACTTTCATCATTGCTTTCTCTCCTTCTGGTTAGCCTAAGACTTCCCATTCGGTCTTAGGATTTGTTACATGGCATTCGGGACACTCCCTTGTCTGCCACTTAAAAGTATATACTAATGACGGTGCGCCACATTCAGGACAAAATATCTGCCTCCTTTTGCGGTCTACACCATCATATTTTCGTATCTTTGTATGTTTCGTAACTTTATTAATCACTTTTAATGTTTTCTTCTTTAGTTCTTAATAACAGTTCCCCGCAATCCAATTGCACATCATACTTAGGTTCTTCCTCGTATGTTCTGCCAATGATTATTCCGCCTACTTCAACCGCCAATTGGTCTTTCAGCATCGTAACCTTTACCCGTTGATCTATGTTCATTATGCGCTCCATCCTATAACGAGAAAATCTAAATCCTCGTAGTGATGTTTTAATGCCTCTTCAGGCAGATAGTTTGCTAACGTGCTATGAGTTTCACCTCCAAACCATGCGCAACCATCCTCTGATTGCATAGGTTTCCAACCTTTTTTCTGCATCATACCCATAAAATCTTTCATTATTTTTTCTTCTTTTTTAGTTAACATTATTTCTCCTCCATTTG